CTCGCCACTGGCGTTAATAACAGCCAATGAATACACCGCCAAAAAGTCCGTGGGGCACTGTAGGTACTTATTGTTTGTAGTCATTGACCCCGTCACGTTACTGCGCAAAGACGGAAACTGTACCGAGTTGAATATACGCTCTTCAGCTTGCTGAACGAACACGGGAATATTAGCCACGAAATCTGCTTCCGTGTTTTCCGTGTACGCTTGAATAGCGTTGCTGAGTTGCGTGTAATTCATGCCATCGGGCCTCGGGCCATAGTTCCTTTGGTCGCCGCGCCATTACCACGGGTGACGATACCGGATGTCTTAGTGGTTTCGTTACCAGCAGCTTTGCTGATGTTACCAATAGACATATTAACGGTGTCGGCTTTACTGCGGTTAGGGGGAGTGCCGGGGTTTGTAGATGCGACAACAGGCGCGCCACTCATGGTGTGGGGCTTGGCATATGCAGAAGCAGGTAGATTGTTAATCTTGGCCATGTTATTTCCCCTGATTCTTAACTTTGGCCATACCGCGACCATACTGCATCATCATCTCATTGGTCTTGCCGGGGTGCATATTTTTCTCATGCTTACCAATGGCGGACTTCACCATCTTCTTGTCTTGTGTCATGTCTTTCATAACTAACTCCTAAGTAACTGTTACTGTAACTGTACCAACAAACGTCGTTGCCACCAAGTAGTTTGGCGTCAAAGCGACATCAAAATTACTCGACCCGCCAACGGGCGACCACCCCCACTGAACATCCCGCGAACCACCAGTCAAACTGCCACCAGCGTTTACGCCTGCGGTAACGTATGTTGTGTCCTTGCGCGGATTGCGCACAGCCTGTGGATCATCCACTGGGTACATACCCAACAACAACTGCGGCTGATCGGGATCAAAACACTGCGGGCACACAAGCAGATTATAAATCTTTGTCTTCTGTATCTCTTTACGTAGTGCCGTTAATTTGAACTGTTGGCCGCACCTATCGCACATGGCGATACTGTTTTTACCAGATGCAAACCGATTGCCCATTTACGTACCGCTACCAATAAACTGTTGCCTCGGAACAAAACGAACCGAAGCCTTCTCACGATCTTCATCGGCCGCCAACTGCCAAGCTTCATCGTACTGTTGCTTTAAGACCGGTAGGCGCTCAGCGCCATTCTCAATCTTAAGAGCCAAGTAATAGGCCAAGCCTGCCACCATACAGGGCAGGAAGCGGAAAGGTACGTCCATCGTGCGTACACCACCGCCAGCATCATCAATACGGCGCATACGCCAGTACACAAACTGATACGTTACACTGTTATCTGGGGTAGGCCAAACGGTTATAGAGGGTAAATTCTGCGTAAACACAGACACACCCGTTAAGTGTGCTGCGGCTGTTGTGCCATTCTGCCCACGGAAGCAGTTGTTAAGTACGTTGCCAGAGATGTAACCGTACTGAATAGTCTCTTTAACAACCCCGTCAATATACAAAAACCCTGTAGCGGGGAGTCCGGCAGCGGAAGTTAATGTAATGGTTGTATCTGTGGCGGTAATCCCGCCGTTAAGCGTGGTGCCAATGGAAGAAGTCTGACCATCCAAACGCTGATACCACACCTGAATAGGACGGGCTTGTTGCAGTTTGTTGGGGATCGTGGCATAAGTAGAAACACTGATACGCGTGATGGTTAAGTCAGCCTGCGTGGATGCGCTACCCGCGCCCGTGCGAATCACATGCTCAAGTAGATCCACCGTATCTACGGGCAGTGCGTAGTTGTTTAAACCCGGAGTCAGATTAATTGTCCCCTGCTCAAACGTCCACATGTTGACACCACGATTTGCCCAATCAGCAAACATTAAGTTCAATGAACGACGGGCTGTACGTAAGTCGTAGCCCGTACGCAACTCCGAACCAGCGCGTTCAAACGCTTCCTCAACCAACTCAGTGAGGTCAAGATTAAACGCTGCGGTTCCTGAAGTGGTCATTTAGCAAATCTTTCCACGGGTTTTACCCTTAGTGGCAATGCCGTCTGCACGGCTAGAGGCTGAGCGAATAGTACCACCGGCTTTCTTGCCGCGTGTCTCACGCTTTAACTCTGATGCGTACTCATCCGCCTTCTTACGAGCTTCTTTGTCATCGATGTCTTTCATCTCAAACGTAGGCTTACTCATTGCCACATCGTCCCGCAAAATTTCCATACGGGGTTTGCTACTACTGTTAGGGTAGTTTGGCGTTGTTTTATATTTGGTTTCTTTTTCAGACATTATCTAAACCCTGCCGTTTTCTTTGCAATCGTTTTAGGTTGTGCTACGAATTGTTTTCCGGCTTTTTTGCCAGCACGTTTTGCACGCGTTGTCGCAGCGTACTCACTAGCGCTGAGACTTTTGATCGCAGCTTTTGGAAGGTATCGTTCACCAGTGTCAGAAGATTTTTTACCACTTTTGGTTGTCCAATCTTGTTTGCCCCAGTCTTTTAAAGACTGTTGCGGTTTAGCTAATCCACCACCTGCCATTTTCTTCTTTCCAGCGCAGTGGGCCTTCTCTGAAAAACCTTTTGGGGCATCACAGTTTATGGCTTTCTTGCGCTTGTCAGACCACTTAGTCACGGTAGCCACCACCTGCGGCTTTGTATCGTTTAGCCATAACTTGTGCTTTACGTGCTGACCACTGGCCTGCGCCAGTACCAACAATTGCCGCAGCTTTGACGCTGTTAAAAATCCGTTTACGTAACTCAGGCTTGGTGTAGTTACCCGCCTCGTTTACCTTGGATTTGACTTTCCCACCCTCTTTATACTGGGTAAAGTCAGTGTCGTCCCGCCGGGCCTTCTTAGCGCCCTTGGGCATTTTAGATGGGGAGATGTCCCCCATACCGCGACTAGCCATCATGGTTACACCATCTTTCCGCGTGTCTTACCTTTGACGCAGCAACCATCGGCGCGTTTAGAAGCAGTCATACCGCCTTTGGCGTAACCCATGTCGCTGATTTTTCTACGAGCAGCAGCATCTTTAGCGTCTTGTTTGGATTCTTCAAGTGCATCAAAATTAGCAGGCTTCTTGACGCCGCGAGACTCCCGCTTCATTTCAGCAGCAGCTTCCCGCTGCTCTTTTTCACGGCGCTCATCACCACGTTTGGTCATTTCACGATCTGCTTTACCGACTCCGTACAAGCCCGCAGCAATGCCTGTTGCCCCTGCTGCCTCTTTAAGCAAACTTGTTCCAACACCACCGCTACCACGGCTTTGATCGTAATCGTTAACGCTACGTTTCATGACAAACTCCTTAGCAGGCTTTGCCGCCCATGTTCATCTTGACCATTGAGCCTTTGGTTTTGCCTTTTGTAGCAACGCCATCAGCACGTTTGGAGGCAGAGCCACCATTGGCCATACCGCCGTGTTTCATGCCTTTACCATCACCAATAAAAGCGGGTTTACCGTCTTTTATGGGCATACCGCCACCAGCCATTTTCTTAGCAGGAGCACCTTTTTTCTTAGCCATCATTGCCATGAAGCCGGGATTCATTTTAGAAGCCATAGTATCACCACCTTTTGAAAATTTGCGGTCTTTGTCCGCAGTTGTAAAATCTTTGCCCACAGACTGTGGGACGCCTACTTTCTTAGCAAACGACGGGTTGTTAGCCACCGCCGCCATGAAATTGTGTTGCTTCTTACTCGTTGTCGGCATCTTTTTTCCTGCGAATCAACTCAGCAAAAGGTTTGCCCGCAATCATCTCGGTAATCCGCATACCTGTCCACACGATTGTGAATAGTGCGGCAACCGCAGGAAGTAGTTGCATCAACGTACCAACAGCCGTAACAGCGGCAACACCATCTGCTACATGCTTTATGGTTTCAACGTTTTCTTGTTTCACACCATCCGCCCTTTTGTCTTACCTTTTGTAGCGCAGCCATCAGCCGCAGTTACATAGCCACCATCCTTACAGTTCCACGCCCTCAAAGACTTATTGATCCGTGAATCCGGATCGTTGGCTGTCTTTGCGCTGGTTAGCTTCTTCTTCATGCCTTCCATGCGGGCGCAGAAGGAGTCGCGCCGTGAGCCGCCCTCGGGTTGAGGACGCTTCAATCCGGGTTTCCCGGGGTTGGCCGCGTTGTACGAGGCTCGGCCTTTGGCGTTTAAACCGCCCTTCTCGGACTTGCCCTCTTTCCTCTGCCATGCTGGAGACTTAGCCATAATAAATCTGCGCCGCGTCAATTGCGCTCATATAAGCGTAGATTCCATTGACTGCCAACACGCCTTCGCCGGGAATAATGGGGGCATTTTGGAATTCGTCTGATGAATGGGTTTCGTAAGTCATTAACCAACGATTTGCGCCACTGACATAAAGCGCTGCTGGAGAACCTGTAATGTCTCCAGTATTAATGTCTACTAAAGTAAACGAG